GATGAATGCTGCGGTGCCGTCCTTAATAACACCTGTCTTTTCAACCCCTGCCTTCAAGCCAAGCAAGTCTGAATAAGAATACACTGCCGATGCTGCGGTTGTCAGTTTAGTAGTTGGAGAAACAAAACAACCAGTTGGCGCGCTTGCTATCTGAGCAGTTGAGAACATTGCCTTATTCAATGCGCGTGTAACTGCAAGTTGGATTTGCTGCAAAACGATATTACGGATTGAGTTTGCGCTTTGATTAAGGGCGCGGTTGCTAACCGGCACTGCGATTGCCAAACGTTTCGGCGTTGGAATAACCTTGTCGATACTTATCGTAGTATCGCTGATTTGGTCGTTCTCACCATTCCATGATGCCTCGACACCTGCAACGACTGGAAATAGCCATGCGCCTGTCATACCTGTTTGAACCTTTGCTCCAGTCTGTGCAAGTATCAAACCCTTCTCAAGTGGCTGAACGATGTCACCGATTGTCAACGGTGTAATGTTGGCAACTGCTGTTGCATCTTCATAAGCACGATAAGCTGGGATATTCATCCATTGAGGGTTTTCATTTGATTTCAATTCGTCGGGCAAACTTCTGTTGCTTATGAAATCCTTAAAAATCTTGTTTACCTTCTGCTCGCGTGTTTCTTTTACAATAGTCGCATCCTCTTTTACTGGATGCTCAATCTGATATGCGCGAAGTTTTAAGTCTGAAGCTTCGGCAGCCATTTGGTTGAACTGCTTTTCCTCGTCTGCGTTCATTGCACGCTGCTCTTTTGCAATCGTGTCCTGAATACCGTCAACGGTCTTTCTGATTTCTGCTTGTCTTGCGCGGATATCACGCAAATTCTTAATTTCTGTCATAATCTTTCAAATGTTTAATAGTTATATTTCTGTGAGAATGCGCTCAACTTGTCGTAGTCGCGCTGCATCTCTAATTTTATTTTCTCTCTTTCTTTTTCTTCCGCCTCACGCTTCTTCAATTCATCTGTGTTGTTAGTCAAGGCGCGTTTGATGTTCTCAATCTCTTTCTGTCTCGCCTCGACACTTGTCTGCGGATATGCAGGATGAACGACGATGGAAACATCATATAGCCTGTCAATGTGATGTACGTTTCTTATAAGCTGTTCATCCTCGCTGTCGTATGTGATGTTGCCAGTCACATCTTCATCTGTCGAATACGCAAATGAACATCCGCGCAGATCACCTCGCTTGATACCCTCATAGACATCGCTTGCCGATTGCGGGCAATCGAATGAAAACGCTACTCCGATGTCGTCAATGTTCAAACTCAATGAACCTTCACCGTTTACTGAGCGCGCAAGTATCTTGTTGTCGTTGTGATTGAAATTCGCGGTTATGTCGCACTGATTAATCAGCTCGCGTGATACGGCTTCGGGTAATATCACCTCGTTTACCATCTTCCATTTTTCAAAATCGGGTAAAAGAAGTGAACGCTGGTTGAATACTATTGCGTAACCTTCGATTGTATGTTTCTCATCATCTGTCGCGCGTAGTTGTGCGTTATTGACATTCCTAATTATTCTGTCCATTATCCTGTGTATTAGTAGTTGAAACTTGACCGTTGACCTTCGGTGAGTTGATAGGTGCGACATTGCAGCTAATGAATGCTGTGTCGCCGCCTGGTAACGGCTTTCTGCCTTCCTTAATTCTTACTTCGTTCGGTGTGAGTGCGCCTGCCTGTATCATTTTCTGATAATAATCTGCCCTTGCGCTCATATCGCTTTGATAATAATCATCTGTATTGAATGAAATCTTATAGTCTGTGAAAACCGAGTATGGTATAAGCTTGACGGTCATTTCATTTTCAATTCTCCTCAACAAAGGTTGAAGGGTATCTGTCATGAACGCCGTTTGTGAATTCTCTGCGCTCTTATAGTTCGTTGAACTTAACTGGTAAATCTTATCTGGATGAACTCCGAAGAAGCGGCAGATGTCAAGAATGTTCAACTGTTTTGCCTCAATGAACTGCATGTCTGCCGATGACATTGATAGCTGGTTGAATTTCATGGAGCCTGGCAGGCTAAAAATATTAGCACCGCCTGCTATTTGTGTTGCAATCTTCTCACTTACAGTATCAATCTGATTGTCTGGCACTTCACCCAATCCTGCCACTAAGCTGCTGTCACCCGATATGAAGCCCTTGAGTGTCGAACCTTTCTTGAACATTTCGGTTTGCTGTGTATCCATTTCGGCTGCAATGTTCAATGTATTTGCCGCGTAAGTAATTGTTGATACACCGCTATAACCGCCGTCTAAGCTGATATTCTTAAGATGAATAATTCTCCATCCTGGATAAGTCCCGAATACCTGATTATAAGGGTCGTTGATTGTATATAAGTCGCTGTAAATGTCGTGCGTGCAATAATTCTGTGGTATAAGACACAAGCGAGTAACTGAGCCGTTGGCATTGAAAATTGGATAGATATATGCATTGCCGTTCAACAGGATCTGACAAACGGCATTCTTCATAAATTCAAATGCTGTAAGCCTGTCGTTAGGTTTCAGACTCAACAATGTATTAAGGTTGTCATCTTCCGCAACTGCGAAGTATGTCGAACCATTGCCTGTCTGTGTTCTATGAAGAAGATTAAGACCTAACGACGCAACGGTTCCCGATACGATATCAACGCAACGATATACGGCTGCAATCTTCATTGCGACGCTGTCCGTTCCGTCCCATATACCCTGAGTGCTGCCATTGATGGTTATATCAATAGCACTTCTCTTGTGTTTCTTTTTAAATAAACTGAATAAGCCCATCTATAAATAGGCTTATTGTGGTACCACACTTTCAAAAAAACTGTCGAAAGTGCTATCTCTCCTGCTTCATTGATGCCCCTAACGCCATAAGCATCGTTATCATTCCGTCTATTTTTCTGTTGCAGGCTGATGATAGGTTACGCTTCAATGGCTTGCAATTACCCATATTGTCCATGTCAAGAACGCAGTTGTCCGCGCAATATGCGTTGATAGGGTTGTTGTTGAAAGTGATAACGTCCTTTTCTATCATTCTCGGCAGTTCCTGGCATGGTAATGTGAAATGATAATATGTCTGTCCGTATGGTAATAGATAATTCTTGTAGCCCATGTTAATAAACATGTTCGTGAAGGTTGCCGCCTTGTTAGGGTCGTAAGCTACTTTGTATATGTGTAGATTTTTGCCATGCCTGATAATATCAAAAACAATTTGGTCATAATCTATGATATTGCCCTTACATAAAATCAAATTGCCTTCATCAACCCATCTATGATATAGTTCATGGTTCGGATGCGATTTCAGCATGCCTTCTGGAAAATAATAATCGGTGTGTATGTGCGCCTTCTTCTGATTTTTGAGATAGATGTAATATGATACGCAACTGAAATCATTGTCAACGCTTAAGTCAACGGCAACCTCGCAGTCTGCGTGATAACCTAACGTATCGATATTCAAATCTATTGAATGGTCATGGATTGATGTTCCGGTAATCCATACCTCATCATTTCCGCTTACGAATTCATTGAGCATCTTAGTCCTGAATGCACGCATATTGTCCGCGCTCTTCAACGCTTCCTTGTATTGAGTATCGTAAAAATCTGGTTGAACGGTAATACCTAAATGCGGCTGAACCTTCTGCCATGTATGAGGGTCATCTTCTCTATCGTCGCAATCGGGCTGAAATATATGTGCAAAGGTTGTATCGTCTTTTTGATATCGGTTGTCGACCTCTGCCAACAATACGTTTTTTTCATGTTGAAGTTCTTGAAAAAATGGAGCATCTGCTTTGTCGCTCGCTGTTGTTATCGTTATTACGAGCGGATTTTCACGTGCACCCATTGACGTGGTAAGAACATTCTTTAGGTCCGCGCTGTCTGCCTGTGCATATTCATCCATGATAACGGTTGAAGCGTTAAGCCCGTCTAACTTGTCAGGATTGTTGGACAAGCATCTGATAAATGACTCTCGTTCTGTGGCATCTTTCCATTTAATCAGCTCTCGCGTTGTCTTGAAGTGCCTCAAGCCTGGGTCTAAGTCAACAAGAACCTTCCTAATTTCGTTAAAACAAATCTTCGCCTGGTCGTATGAGTTTGCACCGGTATATGCCTGCGCGTTATGGTCACCGAACAGGAAATCATCAATGGCGAAACTGCATACTTCGGTCGTCTTTGAAAACTTACGCGGCACGAACAGTAAGACGCTTCTTACCAATCTGTGCGTTTCATCCGAATAAAATCCCTTAATTGCAGCAAACTGGAATACCTGCACCGGTGTGAGCTTGTATGATTGCCTGCCATGTATTCCGTCAAATCTAAGATGTTCGTAAAAGACGATGAAACGTTTTGCGGCTGCTATGTCAAAAGGATAGTCCCTTAACATTCTCAAGAACTTCAACAGTCCCAACAGCTCATAAGTGTTATGGTCGTTAGGATGCTTGATCAATGAGCTGGCATAAGAAGCTATCCTTGCGTCTATTCGTTTCAAAGATGAAACCTTTATGTTGGATTGAGTTAATGCCTCAACACAAAGGGTTTTTGCTCTTCGCTCTTCTTCTCTTTCCTGTTCTGTCATGCCTCAGCACGCTTGTACCATTTCTTTTTTCCGACTTCTTCAACGGCTTTGCGCAAATCTTCGATATCTTCCTTGCTGTCGTCCGTCTCATCTTCTGGCTTGACATTATCAAGCTTCCTATCTTCCAACATCCACAACCTGCGCTTTGCCGCAAGTATCGCCTTGATGTTTCCTTCATGGATAAGCTCAAGGAACTTATCGTTAACCTCGTCCTTCCATACACCGTCGTCTGTGATCTGCTTGTTAATCTTCATCTGTTATCCTCCTATGAACATTTTATTAAAGTAGTTATCTGCAAGTCTGTTCGTTTCATCTGACATTCGTTTCTTCAAGTTCTTCTTTGAGCCCATATCGTCGTGCAATTTTTCGTGGCAGTCTCTGCAAACCGCCTCTAAGTTATTCATGTCGAATGCAAGTGCTTCCATTTCCTCCATCGTCTTACCTATGCCTATCGGTTTGATGTGATGGACTTCTGTCGCAAATCGCGGTCGTTGGCTATGGTCGCCTGAGTTCCATTTTTTCACGCATTCCTCGCATCTGCAATACGACTGCCCTTGTTTTTCTGCCGTTTCACTCAGCTTTCTGTTTCGAAGTTCGCCCCATCGTCTTGATGATATTATCTTTTTATATGCTTCGTGTTTTCTCATATCCTGTCGTCGGCGTGCCATCTGTCATTGACTACCAGCCCATCAAACATTTCTTTGATTTCGTCTTTGATTGTTTTGTCATTGTCAGCCTCGCTTCTTCTGTCGTTGAAATTGCAATAACGATTTCGAAGACGCGTGAAGTCAAATGAATTGATCGCACGTATAAAGAGCTGCAACAAATGGTAGGAATTAGTACCGCGTGCTAACGCCTGCCGTCTGAAATTATCAGCTTCGGATTTTCTTACCTTCACAACTACAATCGTATAATCGTCTCTCATGTCATAATCAAATGTTATCAGGCTCCAGCCGTCAAACTCGCATTCTAATATCTATGTAATTTTAACAAACTTGCTACAAACCAAATCCAAACGCCTGTTTCTCAATGAATTCCGCATCAACCGCGCGCGCGCGAAATATGCCATTTTTTACGCTGCTT